CCTCAACACCCAGGCGAACGTGTCCTTCCAGTTCACGTCCGCCGAACTGACCCTCACGATCGACGCCTTCCGCGACCGGTATCTCGAATCGGCGGCGGTCGCGCTCGCCAACGCGGTCGACGTGGACGGGCTCCTCATGGCGTGTACGTCGACTCCCAACGCAATCGGGACTCCCGGCAGCCCGCTGACCATGCTTGATGCCGCATGGCAGGCCGGCGAAGTGCTGGACCTGAACTCGACGCCCATGGACGGCAGGCGCAGCATGGTGATCTCGCCGAAGGTGCAAACCCTGACGCTCAAAGCCGCGCAGGGGCTGTTCCAGTCGTCCACGCAGGTCAAAAACCAGTACGAGCGCGGCCGCATGGGCACGATGGGCGGCTTCGAGTGGGTGATGGACCAGAACACGCCGGTCCTTCAGGTTGGCCCGCTCGGCGGCGCTCCGCAGGTTGGCGCTGCCGCGCAATCCGGATCAACGCTCAATGTGACCGGCTTCACCGCCGCCGCGGGGCTACGGCTCAGAAAAGGCGATCTGTTTACGCTGCCGACCGTATTTGGGACCAATTCGGTCTCGGGCGCGGTTGGCTCCGATCTGCAAAAGTTCCTAGTGACGGCCGACACCTCGAGCCTGGCAGACGGCTCAGCGGCGATTCCGATCTATCCGCCGATCATCACCAGCGGCGCAACCAGGACAGTCAGCAACTCGCCGGCCGCGGGTGCTCCGCTGACGATCATCGGCACCGCAAACCAACTGACGGCGCAATCGATTGCGTTCCACGAGAGCGCGTTCGTAATCGGTATGGCGCCTCTCGTGGTTCCGAAAGGGATTCACTTCGGCGCTTCCCAGCAGGATCCGGACACCGGCGTGGCGATCCGTATGTTGAGTGATTACGATATCACCAACGATTTATTCATTACCCGTTGCGACGTTTTATACGGCCACGCCGCGCAGCGCCCGGAATGGGCCGTTCGATTGGAGAGCTAAAGCCATGAACGACAAAGATAAGAACGACAAAAAGCGCGAGAGCGGAAAGGTGCCGGAAGAAGAAGGCCTGGAGCGAGGATTCGCCAACCGGCACGCCGAAACAACGCAGCCAGGCCAAGTCAGGCGGCAGGAAATACCGCCCGAAATCGAGGGCGAAGCCGAAGAGGTCGACCAAGAGGCCGACCGGCGGCGCAACGAAGGGGTACAGCGGGGGTTCGCCAACCGGCACGCGGAAGTAGCGGGTGCGGTCGCGGGCGAGCCGCTGGCGCCGGCGCCGTTTTCGAGGCCGCGCACTACGGCGGAACCCGAAGGCGGCTATGAGGCGGGATACCCGAAGGTCTACTTCTCGGTCTATGACCGTGTTCCGCCAATCGTCGTCAAGACTCCTGCCGAGGAAGGCGCGATCGATAAGGCCAACTTCATGACGATTCCGCCCGAAGAGGTCGATCCAGCATTGACCGACGCAAAGATGCGGGCGGAATGGCGGGTGGGAGATCGGGCCGCGGAACGCAACCTCGAGCAGACGGAAAGCCGCTCGGCATTTTCGCCAGTCGCGGGAGAGTCCGAGCGCCGGAACCGTCCGCGAGACGAACGCGCAGAACATGCGGCGGACGCAAAACATGCGGCGGACGCAGAACATGCGGCGGCGCAGAAACCCGGAAGGACACGCTACTAGATGGCTCAACGCGGCAAGGCAGGACGGCCGGAATGGCCGCAACTCTGGGCTAACGTCAACTCGCCGCCTATGCTCATTCATCAACCCGACCAGGCCCAGCAACTCGGCTCGGCCTGGCGGAAGGTCGATCTGACGCCGCTCCTGGCGCAGCCCGAACCGCCTCTGCCCGAAGTTCCGCCGGTGTCGATCAACCCCACGAGCGCCGACCTTCCGGCGTCTCCCACCAGTGCCAGCTTTACCGTCACCGTCACCGGACCAGGCACGAGCGGAACCTGGACCGCCGAACAGGACGCCGGCGCGGACTGGCTCGCTATCCAATCCCCGCTCACCCCGCAATCGGCAGACGGCACGGTGGAATACAGCGCCGGCCTCAACCCCGGAGCGGAGAGGTCAGCCAATATTTACGTCAACGGCAAGACCTTCACGGTCACGCAAGCAGGCGTATGAAGCCCTCGGAAGACTACCCGCGGATGATGTTTCACCGCACCAAAGAAGCGGTGACTGTGTTGTCCCGGGAGGAAGAAGACGGGCTGGGGCCGGACTGGTCGCGGGTCATCTGGCAGGCGCAGCTATTCGCCGCGCCAGAACCTGCGCCCGAACCCGAACCGGAACCGGAACCGCAATCGGAAGGCTACACCGAATCGGAACCGGAAAAGGAGACTGCGCCGGCCGCCAACCCAACCCGGCCGGCGCGGGCTCCAATGAAGCGACCGGCCGCCCACAGCAAGAGAAAAAGGACGGCGTAAGGGGTTCGCGATCAAACACAACCGGGGTGTAGCTGCGGAGATGCGGCCGGAATGGCGGCAGTGCCGCCGCTTCGCCCGCACTTAGGCAAGGAATCGAGACTTTTGAGACATAGGAGATCAACGAGATGCCATATACACAGCCTAAGGCAGGTACGGTTTTGCCCGCCAAAGAAAACGCGAACCCGAAGATCGAGAATCCCGGCCCGGTGCATGGCACGGGCAACGCCCTCGACGAATGGAACCAAGCAGTCGCGCAGGATACTGCGTACAAGGGCAACCTGACCCTGAAAGAGAATTTCGACAACGCCAGCAAAGACTCTCCGGAATACGCCCAGCAATTAGGGGCTGAGAAGTCCTGGGCCGTCCTGGTGAGAAACGCCGAAGCCGGCGGCATCTACTTTGACCAGCAGAAACTCGGGCCGCCGGTGAGCACGCTCTAACGGAGGGGTTGCCGCGATGCCAACCGCAAGCGAACTGATCCACTCGTCTATGCGCCTGATCGGCGCGATCGCCGCCGGCGAAACGCTCGAGACGGCCGAACTCAGTGACGCACTGGTGACCCTCAACCAGATGCTCGCCTCGTGGTCAACGGAGCGGGTCACCGTCTACGAGATACGGCGCGATCAGTTCACCCTGACCGGGGCGCAGTCCTACGCGATGGGGCCGGCCGGCGTCTTCGTCGCGCCGCGGCCCGCTCAGATCATTGCCGCGCGCGCCTCGAGCGGCAACTTCGGCCGCGGGCTCGCGATCGTCGACGTGAACCGCTGGAGCGAGATCCTCGAGCGCGGCGGCGCGGTCAACCTGCCAATGAAGGCGTTCGTCGATTACGCCAGTCCCTTGGCGACCGTCCATTTGTGGCCCGTGCCGGCCGCAGGTACGACGATCGAACTCTACACGCTTCAGGAGTACACCACGTTTCCCGATGGCGTGGCGGCGCCCAACGGGCCGCCGCCGCCCGTCCATAACTTCGCGCCGCAGCGGATGACCTACACCCTGCCGGGCGGATCCGGATCGTTCACGGTGGGCCCGGGCGGCCAGTTGGCGATGCCTCGCCCGGCCAGGTGCGATGCGATCGCGGCCGCCAGCGCAACCTACCGCAGGCCGGTGGAGATCGTCTCCGCACTCGAATGGTCTACGATACTCGAGCCTTCCGGGGCGCCGATCACCGTGCCGATGGAAATGTACATCCAGTACAGCTTTCCCGCGGTTACGCTCAATCTGTGGCCCGTGGCGGCCACTGGCACGCTCGAGGTTCACTCGCTCGCGGCTCTGGCGGCCTTCGCAGCCCTCGGCGACACGATCAGCCTGCCGCCGGGCTACGAGGCCGCCATCCGCTACAACCTGGCGGTTGCGCTCCTGCCGGAATACCCGCGTTCTGAGGTGGACCCGACTCTGCTGCCGCAGGCGCAGAACTTCAAGGCGGCTCTGGTGCAGTTGAACACGGCCACGCAGCGGCTCGGCGGATTGCCGCCGGCAGAAACCGCGGGCAGCGCGGAGACGCAGACAGTCCAGACCAGATGAACCCTACTCGGCGTAGCCTCTTGGTCGCGCCTGCGCTGGCCTTAGGGAGTAAACCCATGACACCGACTTTCGGAAAAGCACGTTTCGGACCCTCTGTAAGTGGCATAGCGCCGTTCTCGACCGGAGTGCCGCCGGCAATGTATCCGGGCGCCATTGCCACCAACCAGCAACTCGCAGTCGCCGTAGACCGGCTCCAAACGAGACTGGCGGTCCCTTTGGCCGCGTCAGACACGCTAATGATCGTCCAGGATGGCGCCGGCATCGTCCCTTCCTGACTGCTCACGATCGACAACGAGATTGTGCAGGTAGTGTCCGGGGCCGGCAATTCATGGACGATCACCCGCGGATTCGACGGAACCGTTGCGGCCCTTCACCTCGGCAGTTCCCTGGTTGCGGGATTCATTGATGCCTGGCACCATAACGCGCTAGTCGCCGAGGTCCAGGCGATGCAGATCCGGCTCGGGCCGAACCTCTCGCGCGTGAACACCTCCCCGGTCGTTCCGGCGGCGCCGTTCAATTTTTCGGCGCAGGCGCCGGGCGGATCGCTCGTGGTGGGCACCAACCTGATTACGCTATCGCCGGTCCCTGAAGGCGTCAACGGGACCGACACATTCCACTATCTGTACATTTCGGGCGGAACGGGCGCCGCCGAGGTTGTGCCGATCACCGGCGGCACGGCGGTTGCCGGCGCCGCTTCGGGCACCATCTTTGTGACGTGCGCCAACGCGCACTCGGGCGCCTGGACGATCCGTAGCGCCACCGCGGGCATCCAGGAAGCCATCAGTTCGATTGGACCGACCCACGCAGCCTATGCCGGCGACGGCGCGACCACGGGCGGCGGGACCGTGTATATCGCTCCCGGCACTTATACGCTGTTCGGCACCGTCTACGTGCCGAGCAACGTGGAATTGTTCGGAATTCTCAGCAGCACGATCCTGGTTCCCGGCACGCCGGGCATGAACATGGTGCAGACCGTCCCGCGATCGCTTTATAACCGCGTCCATGACATGACATTCAATCTTCAGGGAATCAGCAGCAATGCTCTGGTCTTGATGTCATCGCAGCTTGGACGATATTGGAACCTGCAATTCCAGGGCGGAAACGGAGTAGTTGGAATCGACCTGTACATGACCGTCTCCGGATCTGCCGACACAACCTACAACTGCATCCTAAACGACTTCAACAACATTCATTTCGAGATCGGCACTCTCACGCCGCTTGTCCTGATGGGGGCAATGGGGCCATCCGGAGCAGTCACCGAGAACACGTTCCGCAACATCTGGGTAGCGGGAGGTGGAGCCACCCATTCGTTGATCACCGTCGACAAGATGGCCGATTCGAACTATTGGTACAACATCAATTTCCTGTCCGGAACGGCCCTTCTGGGATTCGATATCGGTCCTACGTCAAACCCTGGTGATGCGGGCGGGCAGTATATCGATTACGTGGTTGCGACGGGAGCGAACCCCGGAAGCACAATCATCAATGTCGGCCCGGGGCAGAACAATGTCTGCGTGAATACCATCATCAACCTTGGGTGGGGCACCGAATTTTTCGCCAGTGCCACGGCTCGGAATGTGGTCATAAAGAATTCGCGGTATCCGGCTGACGGTTACAGCATTTGGGCAACCGGCGGGCTCCACCTCGGAGAAACCCAGAACCCGACCTTTCTCGCCACTCCCAGTTTTGGTGCGTCACTTACCAACGGGCTGAATTCCAACATCGCAATCGGGCAAACGACGTTTCTGTACGTGCAGGGGCCAACCGCCGCTTTTTCGTTAGGCGGATTCGCGGGAGGGGTCGATGGCCGAACACTGCAGGTGTTTTGCAGCATGCCGCAGGCCATGACGATCGTAAACGAGGACGCAACCTCGATTGCCGCAAATCGAATCGCCACCTTGACAGGGGTGAATGTAACACTGCGCGCGGGGATCTCGTTCGCCACGTTCATTTACGCAGCCCCAATTAGCCGCTGGCTACTGGTGTCCACGAACTGAGTTTGATCCTATGGCGCTCTTCAATACCGCTCAATTTAACAGCGCACTGTTCGGCGGGCCGGGCGGCCTTCCGCCAGGCGTGGCGCCGATACAGGTAGGGCAGGGATTGCTTTATCCCGCACTGCGCAAGGCCGGCGTGACTCTGGGACCGCAGCGCACGCCGTCGCCTGCGCAGTTCCAGGACGCGATCGACGAACTGAACCGCTTGCTCGGTTCGCTCAACTGCGATCGGCTCTGGATTTACGGGCAGGACATTCTGCCTCTGCCGATGAGCGGAAAGAAAATCTACACCATCGGCATCGACCCGAGCGGCAACCTGCCGCCGGCCGATTTCCCGGTCCAGGTTCCCAAGGGGATTACCGGGGCGGTCTACGTCGATGCTGCGCAGCGTTACCCGGTGGCCATCCTCACTCCGCAGGTGTGGGCGGCGATCCCGGCGCAAGACCTCGCAGGCGCGATGCCGGCGGGTATTTATTTCGATCGCGGATATCCGATTGCGAATCTTTACGTCTACGGCCAGCCAGCCGCGGGCGAACTCGAGTTGTACGTCTGGCATCTGATACCCAGCGTGGCGACTCTCGCGGACGTAGTCGTAGTGCCGCCCGGTTACGAGGACGCCATCGTGCTGAGTTTGGCGTGCCGCCTGGCGCCCCATTTTCAGCTTCAAGTGAATCCCGAGGTGCGCCAGCAGGCGCGGGAT